TGAACCATTTGATTAATATCGCCATATTCATGTGAACTTGGACTTAACACTTGTGCTTGTGATGTCATTAAAATATCTCCACTTCAACTAAATTATCGGGGAAGGCCGGAACTGAACCCACCGTCTCTTTTGCTACGGCCACTAAATTTTGTGTTGCATTTGCGGCAGGTGCTGCTGCTGTTTTCAAGGTTCCATCACCAGCAGAGGATAGGAAGTCACCTGTAGTGATTGCTTGTGCTGCCGCCACTCTTGCTAAAATCCTATCACCAGAATTACAAACTAAATATTCTGCCGTTGAATCTGCAAGATAAGCGGTATTGATATCCTGGTCACCGGTATCTTGCTCAACTAAAAACATAGCTCTCGCGTTGTCATCTGCAGAGGAATGAGCTACGACCTCTCCAGTACTTGTAAATTCAACAAGTATCCCTGGAACAAATGACGCACTTGCGTTATTGATAATTGCTTCGTCAACGTATGATCGCGTTTGGCGAAGTCTGATTGTTTTAGGTATATAGGCCATTTTTTTCCCCTTACATTAAATAAGATGATTCAACAATTTTGAAATCAACTTTTTCACTTTCATTAGTACTCAATACAGACCCGCCTCGACCGGCATAAGCTGCATCGCCATTTTTTCTTGACTTGATGTTTTCATTCACAGCAATCAAAGATTTTTTATCTAAAGATTCAACGGCTTTCTCAAGCTCATCTCTCATAACTCTAGCGTTTGAAATGATGCTTTTTCTTAGAGCTTTCTTTTCAGCTTCATCTTGTTCGATTAATTCGTTAACTTTTAATTGGAACCCATGATCTGTAATGGATGAAATACATTCTTCCAGATATGCGGCATCGAACTCATTAGCCTTAACCTTATTAGAAGATCCGCTGTAATCCATAACCCCACCTTTAGATCCCATTCGATCCATGCGATTCATTTTTTTCTTTTTCTTCTTCTTAGATACGCTCATGTCGTCGTCATCAGAATCATCGTCATCAGCTATTTCATCATCAACAGCCTTTCGACTATCTCCCATAGTTGCCGTTGATTTTTTAACTGTTCGTCCATATTCACTATGAGCTTTTAATTTTTCATCGGATGCCTCTTTTAAAAACTCTCTATCCGTTTCATCAAATGGAGAATACTCATTAGCAATCAAAGATTCTATGATTTCGTCTCGTTCCATGCTGTCCTCTTTAGGTTGGTTGGATTGACATGAGCAATTATTATCATTGCCACAATTACAATGGTTCTGGTTATGGACATTTATTCCGCAACCGTCCTCATTACTACAAGCGCCAGGCTCGTTGGTTAATATCGCCAAATGATCCGGCTTTATGTTCTTGTGAATAGAACCGAACTTCCTTCCGTTATAAGTTCCATTCGATTTGTTTTTATGAGAATCAGAATAAAAACCCGTTGATACTTCTGCTGGGTTTCCGTTTTCTGATAATTTAATTATTTTTGCTAGCTTGGGATGTTTTTTAATTTCTTCTTCGTTTAGCCAAAGTTCCATTTTTAACTTGTCGCCATCCATCTTTGCGTTCTTTGTAAATCCGACAATGACTCCGCCGTCGTTAGCGGAAATATAATCGCCGTTGTTGTCTTTAGGATGGTTTAAAGTAACGGGCACTTTTTCCCAATTTTTAACAGATTTTTTTAACTGAGATGCTGGTGTAAATATTCCGTTCATGACCACCTGTCTTGCAACAGTCGATGGCGCAACGAGGTATCGAACCCCGTTGACCACCTGTGCGCTCATATTTACGGATAAAATCCATTTATTAGCATGCAGCATTAAAAATCCATTTAGCTCGCTATATGTTTAGTAGAGCACAGTGATCCTGGTAGGCAATAGAGTAGTGGTGGGGTTGGTGCTAATTGGAAGTAATTGGCAATCATTAAATTTTTGTGCATAATGAAAATAGAGCCAACGGATGGCAAAAACTAAATGGAGTTAATTTAATGGAAAGTATTAGAGTATTTAGAATAAAAGAAGTAGCTCGTATTACCGGACTTAGTGAATCAACTATCCGAAGATATGAGAAGGAAAATATTTTCCCGCGGCGAATACAAATCACAAGTGGTACTAAGGTGTGGCTGGAATCAGACGTGGAATGCTGGATCAAATCAAATTTTTCACGGGGTATTAATTGAAGACAATTTTAGGAGTTGAGGTATATTCATTGGCTGAAATAATGATAAAAAAAGTCCTAGACAGTATTGTAAAAAATAAAAATACAGATAATCGCAATTGCGATAATATAGAAACTATCCCCCTTGATGATAGAGTTCAGTATTTACACAATGCAGAAAATAAATAAATCGGTTGGCAATTCTTCTATCCTCACGGGAAAATATCGACTGATGATCTTAAACTCGTGATCATCCCACCTGAGTACTAAACGCGTGTTTTTTGGCTCTCTAAAAAACCATTTATGATGTTTTTTTTTCATTCTGATATCCTTATGTGTGTAATTCTGAGAGCGATTTTAGCATAAATCTATAAAATCGAAAATGTGTGCTATTTTTTTAATTTGGTGCGATTATTCTGTGATTATTTTGTTGGCATTTCAGCTGATAGGTGATAGTATAATTTTACATATTATTTTTATTTATTCATAGATCCTTGTAGGTTAACGCCACTATTTTTAGTGGCGTTTTTCTATCTCCTTCTAGAACGTACCGGAATAGGAATAACGCTACATCTACAATGCGGATGAGCTGGAATCAATGACAAAAGTTCATCGAGAGGGTATACACCGCCAGCATGAGCCCTACAATAAGGGCACGGACCACTTTTTGAATACCCTAGAGTCCATTCACCTAAAACCACAACATTTCTTACGCCATTGTTTTTGTAAACATCAATTTTACCCATCAGGTGCGCGCGGGTTGTTTCAGTTTGCGCAAATGCTCTAGCTTTATTACCTACAATCTTTTTAGCATTTTCAACAATTGATATGATTTTTTCTTTATTGCTCAGCGTGGGGCTGTAGAGAAATCTCATAGATTGTGCTATAAATTGTTCTTTGATAGAATTCAATTCGTTTTTTGAGTTCTCTGTAATCCAGGCTACGTCTTTTGGGCCTGTGCTAAACGGCATTATAAATGCCGATTGGCCCAGGTCTGAAAGTTCCCCGCGTATTCTAGCCATTTCTGTCGTCGCTGTTTTATTCCCGCGCCTGTACGCACTAATTAAAAACTGTAGCCACCATGGGTTAGTATTATTTTCTTCTGAAATATATCGGGCATATATTCCGTCTAAAATTCCCCTAAAATAGCCTAATGATCCAGCATCAAAATCCTCGCGGATGGATAGGGTGCGCTGCAATGATTTTAACTCACCCGTTAAAAATCTAACGCGTTTGTTTGTTTGTGCTAAGAAAAGTTCTCTAAGCGTTTTTGTCCGCGTCGGGTCTATTCTCTGGGATGTCGTTTGATTCGCCCATATCTGGTTCGTCTGTCGGTGTTTCCTCAATTTTCAAATCTCCGTCCGTTACTCGGTTGTACTCATCTATCGCGCCTTGTATCAACATATTTCCGTCAGGAGTGTTCAAAACGGCTGCCAATCCTGTCATGCTAACATTGAAATTTTTGGCCTTGTCTGTCGGCGTTGTAGTATCTGACCTTGGCCATACAACCTCATACTCCCCCCCTTGAGGCTCGGGAACTATTCCTAACTCTATTAGCTTATCAACGAATGGCCTCAGTATAACCGGTTCGCAAAATTCGCTCTGCCGCTGAACGACTTTTGATAAAAAGTTCTTTTCGTCTTGATCTCCTCGCAATTCGCCCCGCTCAGCCGAGAATAAGCGGCTCATAGGTATTTGAGTATCACTACTCAATTTTCTAGCATGTGTTTCAAATGAATCTTTAGTATTGGGATGGTTGAAATTTATTACATTAGGGTTAAATCCCTCAATCATTAAATATCTGTTCTGATCGCTGCTATATTCGTCAAGTGCAGCCTTAGCCTCAGATTTTGATCGTTTATCAATGTTGATGTCCTTATCTGCCGTGAACACAATCCCGCCCCTACCAGACAATTTAAATATTTCAGCGTCGCCGCCCGTAACTTTTTTCAAATCTAGCAGCGTGTCGTAACATTTTTCTAGAATCGGTTTTCCCCAAACGTCGTTCTGCAACGCCTCATATGCTATATGAATAACCCGCGACTCGTGGACCTGCATGCTCACTGCGGGTAACGTCGATGTTGAAATAGGCGATCCAATGTTACTTGTAGAGCCGATCACGTCGAAACCTGATAATTGCGAATATCCTGTGCCGGTGTTAATCGTGTACATCTGCGGTGTGTTGAATTTTTCGGTGCTAGGGTCTTGATAGTACTGATTAATGAAAACGTTGGGACCGAATACGTACGGGATTAAATAATTGATAGGCCTTTCTTTATCCAATTCTTGCGCCTCAACGGGTTTATCCCATCCGACTACACGACTAAAAACTGTTTCATCATGAACAAATTCGCCATCATTAATTGCCTCGCTATCGTTGAAGCCAATTAGAATTACAGAAAATGAATTCAGTTGCGAGAGTACATCGGCCCTTTTTGCATACATTAAAAAATTGATCGACTTCAAATATTCATCAACGGCTTTCTCAAATGTCGTAGGCTCGTTGGCATCGATATCATCGCTTATGCGCGGCGGTGTTTTCCAGCACTCATCCGGAAACGCTCTCACGATTGTATTAGCAACGCCATAGCGTCGATAATATTTAATATAATCGTTGAGGTGAGGAGTGTCAGGGTAACCGAACATTTTATCAAGTTTCGCGTCCTCCGTTCTGGGGCATCCTGATGATGCCGTAGAATTTTGCTGGAAATTTTTTGTAAATGTTTGTCTTCCCATTGTGATCGCGTAATCATTTTGTGTCATTTCCAGCGCGTTAACCTGGAATTTTAAATCGTTGATCTCTTCTAGTAAATCTTGATGCTTGTTTGGAAATAATTTTCTCATGCAAAACGCCTCTTAGTAATTTTTTTGAATGTTCTAGCCAGTGATGCGCGTTTTTTTTGAAGGGGTGTGAATTTATCAGATGCTAAAACACGATCGATGAATGATTGCTTAATTGTTCCATCCTCTTTTAATCCTCCGTGTTTTGCTGCTAATTTTCGAAAAGAGTCTTTCTTTAAGTCTTTCGGTATCCATTTCTCTTCATTGTTGACTGGCGCGCCACAATTGGGGCAGTATCCGCTTTCATTTGCAATAATATCATCATCCGCAAAATCTAAAAAATCTAAATCCATTTAAGTAACTCCATTTATTAGCCGGCTATGATGACGCTAGCCGTTTTTCCTGTTCCCATCATTAATTCAGTCCCAACCCAAACCAGTGCATCTACTCTGTCCGGACTTGGACTGCCATCTTTTGCATTCCAGCTCATCATCTGCTGCTCTAATCCTGTTAACTCGCCGAGATGTTTTACTCTTCCGTTAGCGTACATCATCGCGATCGGCTCTGCGCGGGCACGTTTTCCTTTCGACGCATGCACGCCTTTATATGCTACCGTGTTTACTCTGGAATTAAAACGCTCCAAAATCTCCGGTGATTTTTCTGCAGCTCTTACTCCAAGTTCCACCATATCGCCTCCCTGATTTTTTTCTGCCACGATCAAATCCGCATCGAACTCGTGATATAGAGATACTAATATTTTGAACAGCTTTTCTACGTGGAATTTTCCCGACGCATCTTTGAATACATACATATTTCCATCGTTCCCTAGTGCCCCTCCGATAATCCCATGCTCATCGCTTGAATCTTTTGATGTCGTAGCAGGATCAGCACCAATCACAATACGTACTAGCTGCACATGCTCCGGTAATTTGTGTATTCGGCAATTCTCTATAGTTTGCTCGTCCCAGAGAGCCCCAGGCACGCTACTATTAAACGCATCATCAACGCAACACGGATAAACGCGCTTAAACATCCATACGCTACGCAGTTCGTGTATTTTGTTTCTGCGCCATTGCAATTGTTCATCGTCCAGCTCGTACGTATTAACTAGCTCGCTTTCCTCGTCCGTTCTCTCAAATCCGGCTTTTAATTTTGCCCTGTACTCATCTTGCACAAACCATGGCACGAATATCAATTCATAATCCCCGCTGCCCGCTTGCGCTTCTTTGCACATCTCGTAGAATAGTCCCTGCGCTCCGTCGCTTGTAGATTCTAAAATAATCTCGGTGCCAGGCATATCCGGCACCGCTTGCACCGCGCCTTCCATGTGATCGCCGGCATTCGCCCAATAAGCCACCTCAGAGCCGTGAAAATATTGCAACGTATCGGACCTACCAGAACCTTTACTTTTCGCTGTACCGACTTTGTAGCCGCTCTCAATACCCTTGAAATACAGTTCTTTAGTGTTGGCAGTTGAAACGTCTGGCTTTAGAAATTCTGGCAAATGATCATAGTAACGTTTTACCATAGCGAATAAATTAGCCGTAGCTTCATCTAGATGCGTTAAAATGTACGCGCGAACCCCCACGTTAAACGTCACGTTATAGATGAATCGGCCTTCTACATACGTAGAACATCCTTGCTGACGCCCTTTCAATATGAGCGCCCGTATTTTCCCCGTGCGCTTCTTCTGATCCTCTAGCTGCTCGTGTATGTATTTTTGCGCTGTGTTGAGCTTGAGGGGTTGTATCGGTGCGTTCGGGTCTTTCGTTCGAATTTTTAGACACTGTTCCGCATACGCCGGATAATTTCCGCTTTTGTAGAAATTTCGCAACTTATTGTAATTTGCTGCTACCTGCGTGTTCATCGTCTGCAATTCCGTTTGCTATCAGCATTGATTTTACGAATTCGTCTTGATTGTTGACGTTAATGTCAGCTTCGACTTGCTGCTTGAACATTCCGATATCTTTACCCACCAACTCTAGCGCGCGTATTGCATCGCCTAACTTGTTCTTTTTTTGTGCAGTCTCAGCTATCTGCATGAGTCTATCAATGATCTTGTGACGCTTAACTTCGTGCTTATCGTTTCCAGATTCCATTAGTTCATCTACACGCGTAGCTATCTTAGGGTTTTTTAATAGCTTGTTTGCTTCTGTATAAACAGTATTTTGCTGCATTTTTTCTGCGTTATACGTTTCTCTATACGCAGTCGCAGCGTTCCCTAGTTCCACGTATTTTCTAGAGAATTTTTCCTGTTTCGGTGTTAATTTGCTCATACTCTACAAATATCATGCACTTATATTTGTGTCAAATTTCAGCAATTTAAATTTACTGCAAAAAAGTGAAAAAAGATTAAAAAAACCCTTGACATTATTTTTGATTTTGGTATACTGAAATCAAATAGAGCAATAAAGCACTATTTACTACAGGAGAAAAAAAAATGAGTGATATTCAAATTTACGTAGCGTGCCTTGCTTCATACAACGCGGGGCAATTACATGGAGTCTGGATTGACGCCCGACAAAATAGCGACGCCATTAA